TGACCCCGGCTGGAACGTCCACAAGTGGGACAAGAACAAAAGCAAACACAACCGATTTATGCACGCCACCATGTACGCTGACGTACTTGGAACCATGCAGGATTGGGCGGAGATGGCAATATGAAAATCATCATCGCCAATGGACCCGGACAGATCAACAACGGAATGGAGGTGATCCTGTTCCCCTCTCGCTGCGACTCGGCAGTGCCTAGCAAGCCGTTTGCCTACTATCCCTATGAACTGGCGTATTTATCCACCCTACTGAAGCGGGAAATGCCCGAAGCAGAAGTCAAGTTAATTGACGGCAACTATCCGGGCTGGACACCGCGCCAATACGCCTATGAAATCAGCATCCACAAACCCGATGTACTTATCACCGAGTGCAGCGCGCTAACCTACGAAACCATGACCGGCATCATGCAGCTGGTCGGGGCAAAAACAAATATCCTCACTGGTCCCTATGGCATGTGGAAACCGGAGAAAGCCCGCAGCGATGGCTGGACGCACGTCATCAAAGGCGAATACGAAGCCAAAGTGCTGGCAATTCTCCAGAGCAAGCCGGAACTGCAGGGATTTATTGACCTGGACTGGCTGCCATTCCCGGAAGACCAGGACATCTCCCGGATCGCATACAGCGAAGCCAGCGACCCGATGCCGGGGATGATCCAGGTGTACCCGACACGCGGCTGCCCGCTATCCTGCACCTTCTGCGTCACCCCGCTATATTATGGCGGACATGGACACAACCGGGGCAACCACCGCACCCGCGACATTGAGAACGTATGCGATGAAATTGAATACCTGGCGCGTAAATACCCGACTATGAGCGGGTGTTTCTTCAACGAGGAAAACCACAGCGCCAACACCGACTGGCTGTCGGCATTTGCTGAAGCCTTGATTACAAAAGGCTTGAACCGCTTTATCTATGACGCCATGTGCGGCTACTGGACATTTACAGAAGACCTGGTAAAGCTGCTGGCACGCGCCGGGTACAAGCAGCTGCGCATCGGGATCGAAAGCACCAGCGACAAAGTTGGCAAGCGCATCCTGAAAAATGTGCGGGTGGAAAAAGTGGAGCAGTTTATGCGCTGGTGCAAGGCGGTTAATATCCGGGTATATGGCACGTTTATGATTGGAGCGCCGGGTTCCACCGAAGAAACAGACCTGGAAACCCTGCGGGCATTGGAATATTGGCGATTGAAGGGCTTACTCACCCGCTGCCAGATCAGCACCGCCACACCGCAGCCAGGCACGCCCTTCCACCGTGAAGCGATGGAAAACGGCTGGCTGGTATCGGACGACATCAACCGATACGACTTTTGCACCCCTAACCTGTCCTACCCGGACTACCCGGCGGACAGGATACGACTTGTGCGAGGTGGGCGATGACATTCTTATCGGTCTACACCCCCACCTATAAACGCCCGCAGGCACTGGCACGCTGCAAGGCAAGCGTGGAAGCACAAACCATCCCCACCGAACACATCATCATTGTGGATGAAATCGGCATCGGGATTGATGGAATGTACGGAGCCATCCAGGACCACGCCGGGAAGGTCAATGGCGAATATGTCCTCGTTTTGAGCGATGACAACTACATCATTCACTCCGACTTTGCAGAACGATTGCAGGCGGTATCCCTCGAAGCCATGCGCCCGGATGTGATCGTGTTCAAAAACGATATCGCCGGGCTTTGCATTCAGCCGGTGGAGTGGGGGCGAGTGGTTTATGGCAACATTGACCTGTCCTGTTTTGCCGTCAAGCGGCGCATCTGGCAACGCCATTCGGACGCCTGGGGCAAGAACTACACCGGGGACTTTTACTTTATTCACACGCTGGAAAAGCTGGGCTACACCTTCCACTGGTGGGACAGTTTGGAGATACGGGCATCCCGTATCAGTCAGGGGGTGGCGGAATGAAATACATTGACCCTCCCAACAAGCTATTGAAACACATTGACCGGATTGCAGACATCATGAACGAAACGCCCGTCATTCCCATCAACGTGGAAATTGATCTGACAAACCGCTGCAACCTGGGCTGCCAGGGCTGCCACATGGCGTACCTGCACAGCCGGGGGGTACACGCCAAAAGACGCACCCACGAAACCGGGGACATCATGGACACCGAACTGGCGATCTCGATTGTCAGACAATTGGCAGCGGTGGGTGTGCGCTCCATCACCTGGACGGGCGGCGGGGAGCCAACCTTGCACCCGGACATCGCTGAAATTATCCGTTATACCCTCATCCCCCAGGGCATCTACACCAACGGCGTGCAAGTCACCCCCGAACTGGCAAGCCTGCTAAAAATTCACATGGATTGGGTGTATGTATCCCTTGACCGGCACGACCGGGACGGGTACATGAAATACAAGGCGGCGGACAAATTCAACGCCGCCTGTACTGGCATCCGCAACCTGGTCAAGTCACCGGGCGGGGCAACGATTGGCGTGGGATTCCTCCTATCGCGGGCGAACTGGGGGGACGGCTGGGACATGATTCACCTGGCGGAAGACCTGGGCGTGGATTATGTCCAGTTTCGACCCGAAGTCGAATATGACCCGGCGCACCCGGACATGGCAATTCACGACAACACCTGGCTGAAGCCCTGCATACAGTGGCTGGATGGCATCAAAGACCGGCGCGGCGTCCAGGTGGACACCAGCCGTTTTGAAATGTATCGAAATTGGGGCGGGCATCCCTACCGCACCTGCTACTGGTCGCAATTGCAGACCGTCATCACACCCGATGGACGGGTGTGGGTGTGCTGCAACCGACGCGGGTACAAAGACTCGGCATGGGGTGACCTGAAACTGGAATCATTCGCCGACATTGTAGACCGCATCCGCGCCTGGAAAGTGGACAACCAGTGCCGGGTGATGTGCAGAGGGCATATCCCGAATTTGACCCTCAATAAAATCATGGAGCCGCGCGGCGGTCATGACGATTTTGTGTAAGGAGCAACTATGACAACTGGAATCATTAGCGATGCATCGGTGCGGTCCGGCATGGCTGACCTCATCCTGCGCCTGCGCGGGATGACAGATGCCGGGGCAACCGACTACCAGGTGGCGGGTGCATATTACTGGTCTGACAAGCACTTGCAGGACATCCTGGACGCAAACCGGGCAAAAGTGCGGCTGGAACCCATGCAAGCCATCCCTAGTTATGGCGTGGGGACGGTGCTTTATACCGAGTACCTGACCGGGCTGGCGGATTGGGAGAACAGTCCAACCATCCAGGACAGCACCTATGGCACGGTATCCAGCAGCGGGTACACCTTTGATGCCATCACCGGGGCGGCAACCTTCACCGCAGACCAGGCAGGCAGCGCACGCTACATCACCGGTTCGGTGTACAACCTTCCGGCGGCAGCGGCGATGGTATGGCGCAAGAAGGCGGCGCACTATGCCGGGATGTATGACATCTCCACCGACAACCACAGCCTGAAACGCAGTCAGCTTGTGCAGCACTGCCAGACAATGGCGGCGCAATACGAAACGCAAGCGGGCGCGGGCGTCATCAACCTGGAAAGGGGGGACAATGTTACCTGACAGCGAACTGAATGCCATCCGGGATGAACTGGAACGGCTGACCCTGCCGGACACCGCTTACATCCTATCGGGAACACTGACATCAGACGGCATGGGCGGATATACCGCCACCTGGGGAACAGCATCCACCGTGAAATGCCGGCTGGACAGAACCAACACCGGCTATGAAAAGGCATCCGGCGGGGGCGTGGAACCCTGGCAGGGCTGGGTATTATCCCTGCCCCATGACACCAGCGTCACCGTCACCAACCGGGTGAAGGTGGCATCCACCACCTACGCCGTCAAGGCAGTGGACAGCGCAAAGTCGCTAAACTGCGTCCTGCGGGTATACCTGGAGGAAGTCAATGCCTGAAATGGTGATCCGCCTTGACACCAGGAAACTGGATGAGATTGCCGACAAGCTGGGGCAAACCCGCGACCAGGTGCTGAAGAATGTGGCATTTGAAGTGGAATCACAGGCAAAGATAAACGCCCCAGTAGACACCGGCAACCTGCGGGCGTCCATCAACACCGAAAAGATAGAGGACGGCGTGTACCACGTCTCGGACGGCGTGACCTACGGAATTTATCAAGAGTTGGGACCGTCCGGCAGCGGGCGGGTGTGGAAGTACAAGCCCTTCATGCGCCCGGCGGTGGAAGCCGTTGCAAAGAAATTAAAAAGCATGTGGGAGGAGGCTTTAAAATGAGCGTGTATAACGCATTGGGATCAGCGATTTATTCCCGCCTGACGGGGGGAACGGCACTGATCGCAGCCCTGGGCGGTACAGCAATCTACCGCACCGTTGCCCCGGATACTGCCGGCTATCCCCGCGTGGTATTCTCGCACGTCACCGGCGGACCCGACAACATCACCCCCAGCGACAACAGAACGCAGATTGTTCAGATCATGAGCTGGTCTGACAACCAATCCGAAGCGGGCAGCATTGATGCCCTGGTATCCACCCTGCTTCACCGTTATTCCCTATCTGTTACCGGGTACACCGTATGGTGGTGCGCCCGTGAAACCGAGTACAGCCTGGTGGAAATTCCACCCAACGCCGATCCCATCTTTGGGGTGGGGGCTGACTATCGTATCCGTTTAGACCTTACGTAAGGAGAAACAGAAATGGCAGCTTATTCAGGAAGTGCATTATCCCTGTCATGGATTTACAGCGGCGGCACCGTTGCATTGAATGGCGATTATCGCCAGTGCAATTATGAGCCGTCCGTTGCCATGATCAACACCACCGCCGGCAGTGACGCCAACGAGGAATACATCACCGGCGTCAAGGGCGGGCAAGCCTCGTTCAGTGCATTGATGCAGGCGGACGGCACCGCCATATTCACGGCATTGGCGGAAGGCACCAGCGGCACGCTGAAAATTTACCCAGAAGGCACTGCGGCAGGCAAACCCAGCATCACCATCCCGGCAATCAGCCAGGGCGTACGCTGGAACATTCCCTACAACGACGCGGTGGAAATCAGCGTCACCTGGACGCAAAACGGCGCACGGAGCTAACCCATGCAGACCGTGAAATTGAGTAATGGACGAGAGATCACGGTGGATATCGGGCGCATCAGCGTCAGGGAGTACCGGGCATTATTCAACCCGGAACAAAAGCAGGATGACGAAGATAGCACCCTGGCGAAAGTGGCAGGTCTGGCGGTGGATGAACTGTTAGACCTGTCACAGCCCGACTACCGGCGGATTATCACCGCCATGCTGGCAGACGCCAAGCAGCCGCTGGACGCTGACCCTTCTTAAGCCGGGCGGTGTATTGTGCCATCGCACACAATGCGCCGCCGCCCTGGGAATTGGTCATCTGGACAATCGCAGAGCGATTCGGCTGGACATTGGAATATATCGAAAGCCTGCCAATGGAACGGATGTATGACTTCTTCAAGATAGAGGACGGCAGGATGAAAGCTAGCAGAACAGCGAGGATGCGACATGGCTGAAAAGGTTGCGAGTTTATACGCTGAAATCTCGGCGGATACCAGCAAACTGCAAAAAGGGCTTGGGACTGCGCAAAGTGAACTAAAAAAGACAAAGGCATCCGCCGACACCCTCAAAGGCGGGATGGACTCTGTTGGAAAGTCAGCCAGCCTGCGCTTCACCGAACTGGCATCAGCCGTTGGACTGGCAAAGCAAGCCTTCCAGGTTGTATCTGCGGTGGTCAAGGAAACAGTCGGAGAATTTACCACCTACGCCAAAACGGTTGAGGACATGGCGCGGGTGACTGGATCGAGTGTCGAGGAGGTATCACGTCTCATCCAGGTATCAGATGATCTCCAAATATCAACCGCCTCGCTGGAACAGGCGATGGCGGGAGCCGTGCGCAAGGGCATTGACCCGTCAGTGGACAGC